CACAGAAGGGCCCTTCGTTGAAGGGTCCGACTGTGGCACGGCATCAAGGAAACTTGTCCTTCCATTCAACCTCTAAGGTTGATAAATCAGAGATAGACGATCATAGCTTTCGTTTCATAAAGAAAGCCAATATGTCTGTCCTTTCAAGCCAAAAAGTAGTTATGGCTGAAGATTTCTCTAATATTGATTTCGGAAAATACTACTCTTCTAATGCTTGGAAAGCGTTCACTAAAAAAATCACCGGGCTAAACCCTGGTTTCATTGTAAGTGACGCCACATTAGAATGTATTCTTGACTGTCAAATTGTCATATTTCGGACCGCGTTTCTTTACGGTCTTTATACGCCTCTAACTGATCAAGTTCCTGCCAAAAGACTTCAAGTAGAATGGGAAAAATTTTCCAACTCATTCTGCAAGTCGATTGCACCCATCCTCAGGATATGTGAAAAATTTGGTCCCAATTCTTGGGTCAAGTATTTCAAATATAAAATAGCCGCATTTAATGCATCTTGGCTAGATCCTGAACATGGTATTCCACCTTTCCCCTTTGAAGGAATGGTAGATATTCTTGGTCCAAAGCGGATCATCAAAGGTTCTTACGGAAAAAAATTCATAAAAATCCTCAAGGATCTACAAATTAATGATGTAGCGAGATTCTTCTCTATACAACATTCGTTTAGTCAGATCAAGAAAGACATGCCTCCTGTTACAGAGGACTTGTTACAAGAAGGAATTGATTCAACTATTAAAGAACTTTTTGGCCCTAAAAAAGTTGGGGTCCCCCCTTGTGTGAAACTACATATTAATAAAAAACCTGATGGTATACCTATTACTATATCACATGACCGATATGAAGCTGAACTTCGTAGAATGACTTTTGAAATTTTTAGAAAAAAGCATTTTACTATGTCAGATTGGTCGAAATTCACAATGCCGAGTTTAAAGGCAAATTTCGAAAGAAAAGGAAGTGAAGGAGGCGCTTTGTCGTTATTCAATGATTTTATCAAAGAATGTCGACAAGAAGAACCAGATCTTTTCTATGAATTAGACCATTTTCAGTTCGTGTCACTAAAAGTCACAAGGCTACAAAGAGATATGTATGGTTTGAAAGGCTTAGCTCAGCTCAGTGATGAGGAGCTAGGTCTCGAAGATGAAGAAAATATATTAGAGTTTAAAGTCCATGACAAACTAGTCTGTGATTTAACTTGGATTCCCCTCTGGCAAAAATTTTTGCAGAAGGCTATTGAAGAGTTACCACAGGTTACATTTGTCGCCTTATCCGAGCCCTTGAAGGTTCGTGTTATAAGTAAAGGACCTCCATACACATACTTCATACTTCAACCATTTCAGAAATTTCTACATAGTACACTAAGAAAGATACCTATCTTCGAATATATTGGACGTCCGGATTCGGAGTTTTCTATAAACGAAGCATTTGGTTTGTTGCCCAAACATACACAGTTTGTAAATGGGGATTATTCCTCAGCAACTAACAAAATTTTATCTTTTCCTAGTGAGATTATTATGGATGAACTATTCAACATATTAGTGAAAGACTACGGAGTCAAATATATACATGAATTTGTCTTCTTGAAGATGCTATGTCATCGAGCGATGACAAACCACCTTCATGAAGGTAAGCTTCAACAAAATGGTCAATTGATGGGTTCAATCATCAGTTTTCCATTTCTCTGCATTATCAATGCAGTAGTCTGCCGTATGGCATTAGAATTGAATTCGGGTAGAACTTATAGTTTACGCGAACTTTCTTATCTCCTAAAAGTTAATGGAGATGACTGTGTTTTAGCTGATACTGAAGAAGATCATGATTTATTTGACCTTTGGGGCAAGATTGCCGCCTATGTAGGTCTGGAACCCAGTATGGGGAAGTGTTTTGTAGCCACAGACTTTATTTTGATAAATTCTAGGATGTATCATCGTGATCTCCAAGGCTTGTTTAAAGCTGTACCATTTGTTAATTGGGCTTTAGTCCATGCGAAAGCAAAAAATGGTTTATCTACTAAACAAGTATGGGAGTTGCGAGGTTTGTCTGACAAAATGATGTCATTGTGCCCGGAGGACATGAAAGAACAATTGTTTATCGAATTTATTCAGAGTAATCTGAATGTATTAGAGAAGACAGGTGTTTTTTGGTTTCTTCCAGACTGGGCAGGTGGGCTTGGAATAAAGCCCCCGATGTCATATTGGTCAACAAAGTTTGGCAGACATTTGCGTAAGATTGCTTATCATATACGAGCAGTAAAATCTAAAGAAGTACAAAGAATACCTCTAGATCCTGCTTCCCTTATATATGAGAAAGCCAACGCTTATGTTGGGGATGAATACTACTACCGGAATACGGAACTTGGAGCAACAAGTGAACTGAAGTCAGAGGTGACTCAGCACTTGTTCCTACGAGCAGCACTTACAGGAGAAAACCTACTAGGTCATACTTTTGATCGTGATTCTTTTAGTGATGGTAAAACATTAAAAAAAGGTTATGAGAAAAAGTATATAGACAGAGCATGGAAAACTATTAAAGTTAATAGAAGACTCCATAAGTATATGACACAAGCTCTCTATAAAGAGGACTCTAACGGATGCTATAAAATGATAGATATCTGTGATCTTGAAAATGACAAGATTGTCCTAGGGACGCTCGACGTTGTCAATACAGACATTACCTATGAAAAATGGGAAAGTCTGATAAAGGATTCTATTTCCTCTATGGAATCTATGTCTACGGATACCACTAGTTCTGAAGGATCTAGTGGAGAATTAGATTTAACATCTAGCGACGAAAGTTGCCCTCTTGACTATAGTACAGACTGTGAGACTGGGTTTGAAGATATGGGTCATAAGTCGGTCGGTTTGACTGAAGCACGGGATTTTTCCCAGGCTTGGTCATATCCGGCCCCTGATGACTCTGGCTTTGAGCCCCATATGACAGGAGTACTCTGCTTTGAACGTCTGTTAACAAAGATGCATCAAGCAGGAGATTCAAGGGTTTTCTACATTGGAGACTTTAACTCGGGATATACACGCTTTTGTGCGGAACATCCTAAGATATCGTTTTCAACATTCGCAGAACTACAGATTCTTATGATGGATACAGAATTAACGGCTGATAATAACGGTGACTCTTTTGCCACTGAATTTCTCTAGACGGACCTATTTCCAAGGTTCATAAGATTATTTTATAACATTAACTATTACCTGTCCTTGATCTCGAAAGAGATGGCGCAGATTAACGATAGCGCTTGGCTAAGGCTTGGACACCTTAGTTACGAAGCCATTGTTAATTGGTAAGTCTAGCCCTGAAGGTTAAATCAGGATAAACGGCCAAGGACCAATAGTGAAAAATACAAAACTATAAAAACTACAAAGCCAAAACCTTCAGAAGGAAGGCTAAGGGAGTCAGTTAACACGATAGACGATGGGTTATGAACCGATAGGTTCATAATTCAAGATCAACAGTGTTAATTGGCAACTTTGACTTTTCTTTCGATTTGATAAAAATTAACAAAACAAAAAAAGC